TTACTAAAATTATTATCATTATTATAAAAAAACAAAACATTGTTAACAAAACTCTTAAACGTTAAATTCTTTTTAAGAGCCTTTTCCTTCCATTTTCTGTATTGTTCTTGATTTACATTTACAGTGGTTAATGTTGTTTCCATTATTGCATCCTTAAAATTCGTATATATATAAATATATATATTTTTAAAAAAAACAGAAAAATTAACCAAAAAATTTGGTTTTTGTTTTAAGAATAGGTTTTTTCATTTTTCCGTGAAGAAATGGTAATGGTTCATAATCTATCACATAACGTTTGTTTTCACCTTTTGGATATGGCAATATATCGAGTTTAAGGTCTGTTTTCATATTTTTTATTTCATTTTTATTTCCTACAAAATATAAATACCTATATTTTCCTTCAGCTTCTGTTATTTTTATATTAAATTTTTCTACATATTCTTTTACTGTTATTCCCATTACTTCAGCCCTGTCTCCAATCGTTAAAGCATGAAGTTCTTTTCCATTCGAATCTCTATAAACAGAACCTGCTCCACCTATTCCTGTATATAACCAGTTTGTTGCTTGATAGATATATCCATGGTGTCCCATTGAACTATCAGCAAATGATATTATAACAATAGGAGATGGAAGCATACTAAGGCACTGAGAAACAAAAAAACTAAGTGCATTTTTTTCTAATCCGTCATTTACTACAAGCCTGGTAAGTTCTCTAACTTTATATTTTTCATACGTTCCGAATAAAGTAAGTGGGACAGGAGGAGCAGTTGGTCCAAAAGTACATACTCCTTGAATGGAATTATCTTTTTTAAACAACCCAAACGAGTATTCTATTGCCATTGGAAGCCGAGCTGCATAATGAACGTTTATTAACCAATTGTGTGTTTCTTCTGGTTTTACCTTTTTCACATAAAAATCGTCTTTTATTGCCATTCTTTGTTACCTATTTTTTTATCCAATCATCTTTACATTTATCACAAACAGTTCTTATGTATCCATTTTTATTGACTAATTTAACATTTATTGTAGTTCCACAAGTTTCACATATATGAAATGATATGTTTTCAGCAAAAGAAACAATATCATCAATATATTTATCTCCACCTCTATAATAAAACCTAAGCCCACCAAATTTTTCCTTAACTTGTTCAGCAATAACCTGCTCAACATCAGGTCGCGCGTCAATATAACCCTGTATTGATTCACATAAAAAATCTATTAATCCAAACCAACCATCTCCATTAGAAAATCCATACGACATAGAGCTTTTTGGTACACCATAATCAGAAAAAACTTTGGGATATTTATTTAATAATATTTTTTCATTAGATACATTCATTTTTAATCCCTTTCACAAACTATAAACTATTGAGTTAGGTAAATTACTAATTATTATTTCCTTTATTATATTCCAATCTCCTCTTGCTAAACCACATCCTATTCTTGGAAGTGCGAATGTTGTATTCAAGTAATTTTGAGCAATTAATTTGGTTCCTCTGTAAATAGCATCATAATCTACGTTTATTATATTTGTTCCAAAATTATATTGAGAATATAAATTGATTACAATTATATTTTTATTGTTATAATAAAAATGTTGACCGGACCATGTTGTATAAGTTCCGAGTTTATTTCTATCTCCAGATTTTGTTTGTAAATCAGCTTTATATGCTTCCGGATATATTTTTTTAACTTGTTTAGCTAACCCTGCTCCCCATGTGTTGAAACAATTACAACCATGAATCAGTGCATCACAATCAGATAAAAAAATATTTTCTTTCTTCTCAACCACTTATTACAATTACCTTTTTATTTATTTTTAATGCTCTTTTACAAGAATCGTGTGTGCCTTTACTTTCTTCTATTTTTGTATTTTTTGGAATAAACGCAATAACAATATCTGCATATTCTACTATTTGACCATTTCTATTAAAAAAATTTATAGGACTATATTTTTTTCCGTATTCGTAAGCAGGCAAAACACAATATGAATTCCATGGATAATGAGCAGGAGGAAATTCTTTGTATTCTAATCCAAAATCAAGCGCATATTTTTTTGCATAACCGTCTGCTCCAAGCTTTTGCCCACCGGAAACTATAATCGTTTTTGTATTTTTTAATTTAAAAATAAATTTTTTTATAAGAAGAGAATTAGTAAAACTTCTACTTCCTATAATGGCAACTTTTTCATATATCATTATTTTCTCAAGTCTTTTTTGGGTCTTTTAAAGTGATTTTTCGTTTGATTGACAAAATCCAGTGTACTACAAAAAACATCAATTCCTCGAATCATTTGACTGTGTTTTGAATATACGAAACCAAATCTGTGTTTTGAATTTTTATTTTTATCTGTATTTATTAAATCAAACCATGCAAATTTTTCTGATGGAGAATCTTTTACAAAATCAACAGAAGTCACTTTTATTTTTTTTGTTACTTCGTTTATAAATTCTTTAATCTGATTCCCATCCAAATTTCCGTTGTACCAAAAAATGACTTTAAATTCTTTATGAGAAATTTCATTAATTTTGTTTATTATATTGTCTATTTCATTCCCACGAATAACATCTTCTATGTTAATTCTCAATTCATTCATTATTTTTCTCCATTTTTTCTATTGCAAAGCTCAGGTCGTTTTGCGAAATAACAATACCTGCAGTTTGACTCAGTTGGTATCTTTGGAAAGATTCCATCTTTTTTCATATTTCCTGATTCATCAAAGCATGATTCTATGAAATAATTAAATTGCAACATTGTTTTATTTAATGTAGGTTTTCCGCTCGGTGGGATAAATTTAATGATACGTTTTTGTTTATATACAATATCTTCAAATAATTTTCTTTTAAAAATCATAAATTCTACATCTACATCCTTTTCGTTAACATTAAATAATTCACAATAAAATTTTTTGTAAATTACAAGCTGGTCAGTTATTTTATTATCACTCTTTTTAGTGGAGTTCCATCCCTTTAATGAAGTTTTCAAATCTATTAACCTATAACGCTTCGTGTTTTTATTTCTCAAAAGAACATCGATTAAACCAATAAATTGTAAATTATCGTTCAATGGTTTTTCTAATGGAAGTTCGATGGCTACTAATTCTTCAGTGGTAAAATTAAAAAACTCTGTTCTATTTTTTGTAAACCAATCTAAAATTTTTTCACCATCGTAGTAATATTCCACCATAGATTCTTTAGGAAAAATTGAATTTATGTTTAAATCCAATCCATTCTCTTCTATTCTTTTTTGTTCCTTTTTATACTCAGACATCATTTTATTTCGTAACATTTCATTCAAATTTAATGTATTTGCGTATGCAGGACGTTGACCATATAGTGCAGTTAAATATTGTTGAATAACAAAATGAAACGACGTTCCAAATAATAGTTCCATTGATGGTGGCTCTTTTATTTTTTGAGAATATAAAAGAAACCATTTATAAGGACAAGTGCTCCATAATTTATATTGAGAAAAACTAATATAGTTCACGTTTCATTCTTTCTATTTTATTATTTCGTCGACGATTCCATACTCAAGGCATTTGGTAGATGGTAAATAAAGGTCGCGTTTTAATAATAAATCAAGTTCATTTTCAGGTATTTTTGTAGATTGTAGATATACTTTTCGTAATGATTCCATTAAATTCTTCATATTTTCAGCATCATCCTTTATTTCTTCGTGAGTAAAACTACCCCAATATGTTTGACTTATTTGATGAATTAGAACAAATGAATTATCATAAATATATCGTTTTTTTCCTGCTAAACTTAATAATGATGATGCTGAAGCAACGACTCCATCAACATAAGTATAGACTGGAACCTTTAGTGTTCTTATAAAATCATAAGATGCAAATCCTGAATGAGCCCACCCACCATAAGAATTTATGTGCAAATGAATAATAGGTGGTTCGCTCAAACTATACCTTATTTGTCTTATGAGAAGTTCTTCTTCCTTTTCTTTGATGGTTTTTACAAGATATAAATAACTATCTCTGTCAATGTCTGAATAAAAATAAACATTATCATTTACAATTTCAAGTATGGCAGGTTCTCTTGTCGAATAACTGCTATTGTTAGGACTTCCTGCTTGAGATATTACAGGTATCAGATTAATTTTAGAATTATCATTTTTAAATTTCATATTCGTTCTCCGGTTATTTTTTTTCAAGTTTACGCAATTGTATTTCACGATTAAGATACCAAGCAGCCTTTTCTAAATCTTCTATGTGGCAGCTATCTTTTTTTCCTGCACGAGCAATGTATTTAATAACATTCCCAAGTTTAAAGCCAAGGTTCCATGCTTCAATAACCTTTATAACTTCATATACATTATTTTCACCACCATAGTGTTGTGGATGATTTACAGAACTCATAATTATTCCCATTTCATTATTTTTTTAACTTCTTCGTCCGTTTTACCATAGAGTTGACATATTTCAGCAATCATGTTAGTCTGTTTCGTACTTATTAATAATTCAATATATTCTTTTGCTTCTTTTTTTGAACATTCAAAATGAATACAAAACACATTTATTAATTCATTATTAAACGAATGATTGTCTGAAGCCTTTACATATTTCAAAAATATCTTTGATTTAGGCAAAATGGACGAATATAATTTATATACAATTTCTTTTGGCATAGAAAGTGTATATTTTTGTAAATAATTTACTATAAAAATCCATTCTTGATTCATAGATAAATACTTATTAATCATATAAATATCAAAGGTTTTTATGTCTCCTTCAGATAAATTAGAAAAATAATTTTTATCGTATGGTAGTTCAGTAATCTGTTTGAGATGATTGAATAGATTTTTATTTTGTATCTGATTTTTGTTCTTGGGCGTTTGCAAGAATTAATCCTCCTAGCTCACTTGGAACAGCTCCACAAGCAGAACACGCAAATATATTAAATGGAATGAGTCCTTCTTTTCCTGTTGGATTTTGCAGAGCACTAAGTTTTTTTATTACATATAATTGTTGAAAAGTTTGGTTTCCACAACTTGGACAAACAAGAGTCTTTAATTCAGTGGGATTTACATTAAGTTGTTGTTGAACGGGGGTGTTAATCATTTTTCCTATCTCCTTTTTCATTTATCAGTTTTATCATCGTATCCATAAAATTTATTTCTTTGTCTACACAAAAAACGTCGTTTCTTAATCCTTCACTTATTACCAAAATTACATTAGCAATATTATTTGGAGCATAATCGTCAATTTTTGAATAGAGAAACGAAAAAATTTCAGTAAAGTCATTTATTCTATTGTCTGCAACCATTTGTCTTATTACTCTAAATAGGTCTCCTTTCTGTATATTTGATTTTAAAGCATCTAAAAGTTTTAGCTTGAAATCGCTTTCAATAATAGATGCTTTATTAATATCAAGTTTGTTATTCATTGAATATTGTTGACATGAATTAATTAATGCCCTCATGTCAGGATAAAATTTATCAATAAGTAATATAATATCGTCAACAGAAAAACTTATTCCTTCAGCCTTTAATATTTTAGTTATATGAAGGGCTATTTCTTTCCTCGATGGTGGTATTATTTCAAACACTTGGCATCTACTTATTATGGGAGCAATTATTTTCTGAGAATAATTACAAGTAAGAATAAATCGAGTATGTTTGGAGAATTGTTCCATTACATTTCTAAGAGCCGCCTGGCTATTAGGAGAAATAAAATCAAATTCATCCATAATAACGATTTTTATTGAGGAAAGAGAAACAGACATAGCAAAAGGCTTTACCTTATCTCTAATAACGTCCACTCCTGTTTCGTCGCTCGCATTAATATACATAATATCGCTATCCGTATTATTTGCTATTATTTTTGCTAATGTCGTTTTACCTGTTCCTTGTTTTCCATGAAATAGTAAATGTGGTGGGTCGTTTCTTTCAATATAACCTCTAACTGCATCCTTTACAATTTCATTTCCCACGTAAGTATCCAATTTATCAGGTCTATACTTTTCTACCCAAAGAGTATTTACAAGTTTTTTCATTAGATATCACTTTCTACTTCAGTTAAATAGTATGTAGCAGAATAATCATCATTTTTAACAAAAATTTTCAATATTCCTGCAACAGACAATTCAAAAACAGGATTGTTTTTCTCGTGTATAGACAAAATTTCTTCGAGAGCCTTTAAGTCAAAAAACATTGGATTCATTGTTTCTGGTTCATCCGTTAGTTTTTCAATATTGCTTAATTTTCCGTAATAATTATTTGCGTTTATGGTAGAATGCCCGATTGATAATTTGTGTTCTCCGGTTTTGTCTTTGAGAATAGCAAATGTTCTGATGTGAGACAAAAATTTTCTTGCTCCGCAGAATTCCTTATATACATCACCTGAAATAGTAAACCGTAAGTCACTGTCCGGGATTTCGTTTAATTTCTGTTCCTTTGGTCTGTTTATTGTACTTAAATCAGCAAGCATACAATTTGCTATACCACCATCTTTTAAATTTTTCAATTGAATCGATGGAACCTTTATTTCATCTCCAACATCGAGCTTATTTAAATTTAACTCAAAATCTTCTGTTATTTTAAGAAAATTCAAAAATCCTGTTGTGTCCATTATTCCGATTTCCAATCCAGATTCTTGTAGTCCTTTTATTTCGTTTTTCATACTAATAATACCTACTACAGTTTTATCTACACTGATAAATTTAACTTCAAGAAATTCTCCTAATTTCCATGCTACTGATTCTATAATACCATTTAGGTGGTATAATTTAATAAAATCAAATAATTTCTTCATGTTGTCCTCCTATTATTGTTAATCCCATTTTAATGTAAAATAATTTCAAACTTTCAAAATCTATACTGCTTTCTTTTGGATTCACCTCAATTTCAATATCACCCTTGTAACCTGTTTCTCTAATTTCATTGATTACATATAAAAGATGTTTTTTTGCATAACCTCGTTTTCTATATTTTTGCTCAGTAAATAAATTAAATATCAAAGGCTTTTTGTTTTTTTCTATCACATAATAACAATAACCATATTTATCGTGTATAAAATTTTCCATACAATCCTAAAAAAATTTATTTTGTTGAAGAGGTGGTATTCCCCATTTCATAGCAGAATAAAAATCTTCAAGTTTATTTAATAAAACTCTATCGAATATTTTCAATCTGTCTATATACATAGAAATAAATTCCATGATTTGTGGTGGGTCATCGTAACCTTTAAAAGCTATTCCTTCTAATCCATATTGATTTTGTTTTAGATATACCCACTTTATTTTTTCTCCGTCATAAATTGGAGCATATTTTTTTTGTAAATTGTAGAAATTTATGAATTCATTGTATGCTATTGCCGCTTTTACATGAGCAGGAGCACCTTTTGACCAGTTTTGGAATGTTTTACTTTTTGAATCAGGTTTTGTTCCATATTTTATAATATTTTTTACTGAGGTTGGAATTGATATTTTTTCAATGGGAGAAGTTTTTGATTGTTTTCTGAATTGTAATATCTTGTTGTCTATTATTTCCTTTGACACTCCTTTTAAAATATCAGAAAGTATTTCTTTCAAAAATCCTTTGAATAGTGTAGGAAATGATGACCTCACTATATCCAGTCCTTTAGGAATAATTTTATCTTTTGCTATACCATCTTCGTTTATAATCCACAAAGCATAGCGTTTTTTTGCTGTCCATATTCCACTTCTTGCTATAACTTCTTGTTTTATATTAAACCGGTGTTGTTCTATATTAAGAAATTTTTGAGAGAATAACTTAAACGAATTGTTTAAAAATGATTGCACCTTTGACGTGATTTTAAGTACATCTTCTGCTATTTTTTGAGAATCAGTTTCATCAATAGTATAAAAATGTTTTACCAATGGTATTGCTTGGAAAAACACACTGTCAGTATCCATATAGATACAGTAATCGGTATTGGTTTTTAAAATATTATTATAATACCAATTGCCCATTTTTTCAGTATATTTTATTAAAGTGACTCCTGTTGTAGTAACCGCTGCAGCGTTGTCTATATCATAAAATCTAAATATTGGGAGACCAAGAACACCATATACGCTATTTAACATTACTTTGGTTATGGTTCGACGTTGTTTATAATATTGAGATTTTTCTTTGTCTCCTACATTTCCATATTGTTTCATCAATGAATCGAAGTTGTCCTTTTCTTTAAACCATTCATCGAGTATCAAAGGAACCATCCCGCGAGTTTCCATATTATACATAACACCATTTGATGATATTGCGAATTTATAGTGATTTAAGATGTGTTGAAGTTCTGCTTTATTTATTTGAATTTTATCTTTTCCTAAATATCCTGTGTACACAACATCTTCATTTTTTATATATTGTTCAGCATCCCAATTTTCTAATTTTCCTATCTTTGTTTCAGGAGATATATTCAATGACATAATTATGGATGGATACAACGAAGTAAAATCCAAATCATATAGCCAATGATATAAATCAGATTCAGGAGACTTTACATACGCACCCGAAAAACTATCTCTATCTTCCATTAATTCTTTATTTTCTTGCTTCTTATTAGGAGAAACAATTCCTTTCTTTTTCATAAATGCAAGCATGGCTCCTTCAATCCATCTGCTTGAATAATAAATATCTTCATAAGGAACGTGACCCTTGTGGCAAATACCTTGTGCGAGTGTAATAAAATTTAATTTTTGGTTTAATTTTACAATGAGTCGCGTATCGTGTAATGAATATTCAATGAATTTGTCAATATTATTTATTTTTAGGTCGTTTAGATTTCCTTCATAACTAATTTTTCCTTCGTTTAATTCCTCTCTTGATACAGCGTCCAGATTATATGATGGTAGAGCTGTATAAGTATAATTTTTATATAGACTGAGATAATCCATGCTCGATATTCCTGCTATAAAAAATCTATTTCGTGTATCATTATAATGGACAATATCTATTGGACTGAGTTTATTAGCATAATCTTCGCCTAACACATTTTTTATTCTGTTATAAAGATAAGGCACATCAAAATTGTCAATATTCCATCCTGTAATAATGGTTGCATTCATTTCTCTCCATTTAGAAAGAAAGGCTAACAATAAATCTTCCTCAGTTGAAAATGGAACAATTTCTTCATTTTTGTTTCTAATGTGTTTTACGTTGTCGTCGAGAATATATACATAATATTCATTTATAGAATCACAATATAATGATATAGCAGTTATTGTATTTTCTGCGAGCTTTGAATTTGGGATTCCTTCGGTTACCTCTACTTCAATATCAAAATATATAATTCTATGATTAACAGAAATAGAATCACTTTCATAATATAAATCAACAAGGGTGCGAGTTTCAGGAGAAATATCACTTTCGTATATTAAACCATTATCTAAATCATATTTTGACCATTGTTTAACTATATTTACATTTTCTCCAAATAGTGTTTTTCTGTCTCCATATTCACTTTTCTTATAAGCATATCTTTCAAAATCAAAACACGTATATCCAGTAATGTCATCCCACAAATGAATAATTTCCTTTTTTTCTTCTTTTATTCGCTCTACGAAAATATTTTGATACACTTATTCCCTCCACTCATATCCGTCTTCAGTGAGTTTTATGTTATCGTTGATTCTCAAAAGGTTTCTATAACTACTAAATGGAATTCTTACACTCCAACCCAATTCGTCTAACAACGCAAATTTAGTAATTTTTTTTCTCGTTCTTATTATAGTTAACATTTTTTTGTATGCTTCAGTTTCATTTGTTTTGCCAAAATTGTCAAAAATTTTCCAATTATTAAACCATTCTTTTATGCGTTGTTCCCATGTAAAATTGTAAATTATAGTTTTTATGTATTCCTTTGCTATAAAAATTTTATTAGGATTGTCCAGCAAATCTTCTATTACCTTCACAAACTCTTTTTGGTCATTATAAAATAATGGATAATCATTTCCAACCATTTCAGGATAAACTAATTTTTTCGGAAGAAGGTACGGTATTCCTCTACTCAATCCATCAGTAACTGATATACTCCA